TTTAGAAAACAAGTATACCAAGTGGTACTATCGAATCATAACAAGAGCACAATCTCGGACCCTAACGGGATATACCGAGAAACATCACATTATTCCCAAGAGTTTAGGCGGACACAACAACGACGATAATATCGTTATCTTAACCGCAAGAGAGCATTTTATCTGTCACCTGCTCCTGACAAAAATGTTGACCGGATCGTCAAAGTACAAGATGTACAAGGCTTCTCTGATGATGGCAGGAACCGCTGGACCAGGCCAAGAAAGATACAAGGCTAATAGTCGAATCTATGAAATGCTTCTTTCGTCCCAACCGCCTGTTCCCAACGAAACCAAATTAAGGTGTAGCATCGCTCAAAAAGAAAGATTCAAAAATTCTTCTGGAACCTTCCTTGGAAGGAAACACTCCGAAGAAACACGATCTAAGATGTCCGAAAAGGCGTCTAGACCTAAATCTGAAAAATGGAAGGAAAGTGCTTCGGCGAATCGAAAGGGCAGAACAGCACCAAACAAAGGAATTCCGCAGTCTGAAGAAACCAAACGAAAGATAAGTCAGGCAGTCAGCGGAGAGAAAAACGGATTCTATGGAAAGCACCATTCTGCTGAACAAAGGAAAAAGAAAAGCCAAGAAAAGCTTGCTTCTCCCAAGAAAGAATGTTATTATTGTGGTAAGATAGTTGACGCTATGAATTTTGGGAGATGGCATGGAGAGCGGTGCAGAAAAAAGTAGTCCAAAAATTTTAGGCCTGGTGGGTTTCATCGGTTCAGGCAAAGACACAGCCGCAGACTATCTAGTAAACTTCCACGAATTCCGTCGTGACTCCTTTGCCGGCACGCTCAAAGACGCTGTGGCAGCAGTATTTGCCTGGGACCGCGAACTCCTAGAAGGGCGCACCAAGTCGGCCAGAGAATGGCGCGAACAAGTTGACCCCTGGTGGGCCAACAGACTGAACATGCCCAACCTTACACCACGTTGGGTCTTGCAGTACTGGGGCACAGAAGTGTGCCGCAGGGCCTTCCACGACGATATCTGGATCGCCAGCCTAGAAGCACGGTTACGCAACACACAAGACAACATCGTGATTTCCGACTGTAGATTTCCCAACGAAGTTGGTGCCATACGAGCAGCGGGTGGGCAGGTGATATGGATCAAGCGAGGCGATCTGCCCGAATGGTATGATCTAGCCACTGCAGCCAATCAAGGAGACTTGGCTGCGCGAGCCGAATTGGTAAATAAAGGAGTACATGCCAGCGAAACTGCCTGGGTAGGTACTGCTTTTGACGCTGTCATAGACAACAACGGCAGCATCGAAGACCTTTATCAGCAACTTTCTACCGTTGTCCGGCAAAACCCGGAATTCGCACAATCCGGTAAATAGGACCAATTTTAAGCCAAACCGCATAAATATCTTCGAGCCGGGCTGATGCCCTAATATAGTTAACACTCGGAGATATAACATGCCTCAACTCGTTTCCCCAGGCGTAAGCGTATCCGTCATCGACGAAAGCGCCTATGCATCCGCTGGCAATGGAACAGTACCTGTGATCGCTGTGGCGACTCGCCAAGATCGTAGTGCCCCTGATGGCACCACTGCGCTTTACACCACACAAGCCTATGCCAATCTGCCATTGACAGTGTCCAGCCAGCGTGAGTTGGTGCAACTGTTTGGCGAACCCGAATTCACCATCGTGGATGGCACACCCATCCAAGGTCACGAACTCAACGAATATGGTCTGCTCGCTGCCTACTACTACTTGGGTGTGGCCAATCGTGCTGTCATCCTGCGTGCCGATCTTGACATGGCACAACTAGAACCACAAGACATCGCTCCAGTGGGTCCTGCTGCCAATGGCACTTACTGGTTTGATACCGCGACCACATCCTTTGGCTTGTTCGAAGGCAACGGCAGCAACTGGGTCGCCCAGTCTGTGATGGTCAGCGATGGTCAACCCAGCAACAGCGAAGGCTCCGACGGAGACTATGCGCTGGACGTGACCAGCACTGTGAAAAAATTCTACAAGAAAGTTTCAGGCGCTTGGGTCTCAGTCGACAGCGCCACGCTGAGCGCCAACGTCACAGTGGGCCCTCACTATGAATATCCAACACCCACCAATGGCGATGTTTGGTTCAAGACCACTAGCCCCAACAGCGGCTTCAGCCTGGTAGTCAAGCGTTACAACGCCACGCTGGGTTCTTGGTCTACTGTTTTAGTTGGACCAGGCAATCCTGATCAACTGGTTGCATTCAGCACCGACGGTGATGCAGAAACAGCATTTGACGTCAGACTCAGCGACGGCGATGTCTATGTACAGGCCAGCGGTTCTGTTGCTGAATTCGAAATCCGCCAGTACTCCAGCGGTAGTTGGGATTCCTTGACACACGAAGCATCTTCTACAGAGCCCACCGGCGATGTCATAGATGGCACGCTGTGGTACGATGCTGGCACCACTGTTGACATCTATCGCAAAACAGCCGATGGTTGGGAAACAGTGGGTGATGTCACAGTCGACACCATCGAACCAACAAGCCCATCCGTCAATGAAGTGTGGGTTGATACCAATGATCTGGTCAACTATCCAGTGATCAAAGTCTGGGACGGCAGTGCTTGGATCGAGCACGATAATGCTGATCAAACCACACCCAATGGCGTGGTGTTCGCAGACCTCACAAGTTCTTTCCAAGACATCTCAGGTGTCAATGGAACCGCTACTCCCATGGACGATGAAGCACCCAACGAAGCATTTTATCCTGCTGGCATGCTGGTGTTCAACACCGCAGTCAGTTCTGGCAATGTCAAGCGTTGGAACGCCGATGCCGGTCACTGGCAGAGCGAGTCGGGCAACAGAGATTCAGGTCCCAAAGCCGGTGCCATGTATGCCTTTGACAAGGCTCAGCGCCGTGTTGTCGTCAAGCGTCTCCAGGCTGCTTTCGCAGGCTCAGAAGAACTGCGCGACGAGACCTTGACTTACAATCTCATCACTTGCCCGGGTTATCCTGAACTGATCGATGAGATGCTGACGCTCAACGTGGATCGCAAAGAAACAGCATTCGTTATCGCTGACAGCCCAATGAAGTTGGCAAATCGTATCGCCGACATCAACGCATGGGCCTTGGGCACCAACGCTGGTACCAACGGCGAAGATGGTCTCATCACACGCAACGCTGCTGTGGCAGTTTACTACCCCAGCGCACTGAGCACAGACCTCAACGGCAACGACGTGGCAGTTCCTGCTTCACATGCGGTACTGCGTGCTTATGCCTACAACGACCAGGTGGCTTACCCATGGTTCGCACCCGCAGGTCTCACACGCGGTGCTGCCAGTGGCGTCAGTAACTTTGGTATCGTCACAGCAGAAAACGAGTTCAAAGCACTGAGCCTGAACCAAGGACAGCGCGATGCACTCTATGAGAAGAGCATCAACCCATTGGTCAACTTCCCAGGCCAAGGCTTGTATGTTTGGGGACAGAAGACCTTGCATCCATTCAGTTCTGCATTGGATCGTGTCAACGTAGCACGTTTGTTGGCTTACCTGCGTGAGCGTTTCGATGTGATCGCTCGTCCGTTCATATTTGAACCCAATGACAAGCGCACACGTGATCGCGTGATCAACGTGTTCAATGGTTTCCTGGCAGATCTCATCACCAAGCGTGCCTTGTACGACTTCCTGGTGGTCTGTGATGAAACCAACAACACACCCATACGCATCGATCGTAATGAACTTTGGATTGACGTGGCTATTGAGCCAGTCAAGGCTGCTGAGTTTATCTACATTCCTGTGCGTGTTGTGAACACTGGCGCGATCGCCAATGGTACACGCTAAATAACGCAAGGAGAACTATAAAATGCCAGTCTCATTAGATAAATTTAACGTACCCGGTGGCACGGAAGGCGTTCTAGTACAACCAAAACTAGCCTATCGTTTCCGCGTGGTACTAAGCCTGTTCGGTGGCGATACTGTTCCTGAGGAAAGCCTGGAGTTGACCAGTCAAGTGGTCAGCGTGAGCCGCCCAAGCCTCACACACGATGACGTGGTCATTGACGTCTATAACTCACGTCTCTTTCTAGCGGGCAAGCACACTTGGGATCCTGTCACTCTCACAGTGCGCGATGATGTCACAGGTCGCGTGGCCAAAGCCATCGGTGCACAACTGCAAGCACAGATCGACCATGCCAATCAGTCGGCCTTGCTGACTGGTTCAAACTACAAGTTTGCCATGGCCATCGAGAACCTGGATGGATCAAATCCAGGTAATGTGCTGGATCGTTGGGAACTGGGTGGCTGCTATATCCAGAACGTCAACTACGGTGAAAACAACTATGCCACCAGCGACGCTCTGCAGATCACGCTGACCATCAAGTATGACAACGCACAGCAAACGGATGTTTCGAGTGGCCAGGTCTTGTTGGATGCTCAAAGC